CACGTAGCCCCCTTCCTGTAATTGTGACAGCCAATGATTTGGCAAAAAGATCACGATGCAGTAAGGCCATACGAGGAACATTACTTAAAGAATTAAGAGTCGCCGTTCTTAATGTTTTTTCTAACACTAAAGAACGCATTTTCTCAATAATAGAGAAAGCGCGAGCCAAAAGTTCTATAGGGTAACCAGAGTATGACTCTGGAGAGTAATCATCATTTAATAAATGATTCCATTGTTCTTCGGTATTCAGACGGTGTAACTCTTGCTCGATTGGTTTCCAATCTCGCAAAAGTTCAGCGTATCTTAGGCTATCAGAATCGACGATCTCATTGATCGCTGGTTCAACAGAATAAGCTACCTCTGGCACCATACCCACGGTTTCATGTACCACTTTTAAACCGAATGAAGACCATAATTGATCATTGGTGTTTACCTTAGCTTTAACTGCTAAAGTTACTAACGATGATTTCATATAGGCAATTATTCGATCCATAAATTGGACACGAAGCTCACTATCAGATTTGAATGTTCCAGTGAATATCCCATACTCGCCATTCATGGCGGCAAGGAAATTATCAATCTGGATCGTATTAGTGAATGACTTAAAGTCAGAAACTAGTATACTACATATAGTATTCATTCTATCAGAAGGAATGGTTCCTCTTATTAAAGATTTACCAAATCTTCTTCTCTCGGAGAAAGTCATTATGGCTTTCATCGAGGATAGTATATTTGCAGAAATGAAATCCTTCTCTCTAAGACGTCTAATCCACTCAACCTTCATAGATAATGAAGTTGAGGGACCGAAATATTGAGCATAGTTAGACACCATCAGTACCTCCTTAAGAGATATTGGTGAAATGTTTTGACCATGCCAAATATTCTGACTGGCAAATTGGAAGAATCCTTCTTCTGAAACAAAGGATTTAGGTAATCCAATAGGAATACCATAGAAGTCACAAACTTCAACATATTTATCGGCAACATTTCTATCACCAATAACTATATCATCACCCAATACGAGGTAATCTCTAAAATGAGATATACCCGCACGATGTGCAGATAGGAAAACCAGGTAGTGATGAACTAAGGCTAAAGAAGCCCAAGAAGATAATAATCCCATAGGTTGTCCTCTCGTATAATAAATAAATCCTCTATCTCTATTATCTTTTGATTTTGGAGATAGATATCCACGATTCACAAGAACTTCCATCCAAACGGATGCAAATTTACGTGAAGTCCATCCTGCTAAAACATCTTCATAAAGATGCTGTGGGATGAGATCTGTGGCGGATTTAAGATCATATGAGGCGACATACCTATATTTTCTATCTGTAAATTCCTTAACTTTTCCAATTTGATCAAATGTTGCATCACATGGATGTGATTTTAACACTGAAAAAAGGGATTCATGTAAGGGTTTAAGTAGAAATTGGGACCAATAATCACCAATAGCGAAAACACGGACCTTACCAGCTGCTTCGAACTTCAAGGCTAATTTACCTCGAGGCAAAGATTTAGCGATATTGTCCACGTTATCGTGATGGGATATTGTAGAGTCATATCCACTTGATAAACCCATTAAACCTAATTTAACAACCATAGCATCAAAGCTACTTCTATATGAAGGCTTCAATACTAGGTTAGTAAAATAGGTATTTCCCACATTTACAATATGAGAAATTATGGAAGCATCATCTGATACTCTCCCTTTGTTATACCTTCTTACCATAACTTCATTAGCACTGTCCACATAATCTAGGAATAGGTCCAAAACTCCTTTTTGTCTTACGATAGCTACAGCATCCCAACAGGAGCTCATAATTGAGGTCCCAGTGGGTGAAGCAGTTAAAATAAGAGGGAAATGGGGAAAGGCTACTACTAAGGAGGGAATTACCCCCTTAGGATTAAAGTCTTTCCAGAATTTTGGAACCAAAGAATCAGCCTCATCTCTTTTGAGATTAGATTGATTCATATTTATAGAATCTACAATAGATCTCCACTCCAACCTACCACCAATAGTAAAGTCATCGTATTCCACATCATCCATATCTAATACTTCTTTTGAAGATAGATCTGGACGAGTTACTTCCTTATCATAGGAAGATGGATTAAGAGTACCTTTCAGTTGAAGGTAAGTTGATAGGGAAAAGACATTTGTAGAATGTGGTGCAGTTATAGTATCCAAACTAAAAGATTTCGCGATACCCTTAAAACCTTTATAAGCATGGAGAAGAGACGAAATGATTATTATAGTCATTCGGTCTCCCTCTCGGATACGATCTCTTAAAGGGGCAGGAATTAAGGCTGGGATTCCGTTTATCAAACGAATTCTCTTACCTAATTGCTGCGTACTTTTAAGAGGAGTACCTGCCAAATATTGGTTTAAGGCAATCGAAGCAACTCGCAAATATAAAATAACAAAATTTATATTTGATTTGAGACGCATAAAGTCTAATTTATTAGACATTATTCGTACTGCTGAAATAGCGAACATTGGATTTTTTACATTTAACCAACTACCTATATCTCTATAGTAAGTCGGAAAAAATTGTTTAAAATTTCTTTTAAACTGGATCATAGATTCTTTTACTACCCATCCTGTTCGCAGTGTAAACATACTTGAAAGCTTAGCTCTCAAGTCATTAATTGGGGGTGTTCCTTTCCCTTCGGTGGAAACACCGAATCGATCGTAAACAGTTTCTCTGGTATCATCGGGATGAGATAGAACCTCTAAAGAAATATCATTAGAGAGCGCTATATTCAATAATCGTTGATATGGTCTTTCGTCCAAGTATAAGATATTAGTCTTATCCTTAGGATCAATAAGAACATATTTACCAGAAGCACGGATCCAATTGATTCTTGCTAAAGTGTTATTAATGTTTGTCATGTTGTTTATTATTGTTGCCTCCTCATCCACTTGGGTGATCTTGCATAAAAATGAACACAGCATGGCTTACCGATTAAATAATGTAAAGGTTTTATCATCCGAAAGGATTGATAGCTCTGTGGTAAAACAAACAAATCAGCGTATTTATATTTAATTCTATTAAATATATACCTGTCCGTGTACCCATTATCTGGGATTGGAGATCTCCTACTTTCATTGTTAACAGAAAACTACCCTTCATCCGGCACTTATTCCTTAAGAGATTAATCTCTCGTTGGGGCAATATGTGAAGATTCATGTAGTCATCGACTTACATGGTGGGCTAGCAGATGGATTCAAATAATCTAACTCTCTTGTCATATGATGAGGGAGCAGATCTTTCCGTATTCCGTTTCAGACTATTTATCAAATAATCGTTCCCGGATTCAAGACGGACCCTTGGAGAGAGGATTTAGAAATGGGCCGAAAGGCTATCTTACGATAGGGTTGATAAGACCCC